TTAAGTAAAGAAGATGAGTTAATACTTTTAAAAGAAACTGAAAAGGGATTATTGGTAACGCCTGTATTAATTCCAAATCAAAAAATTTTAAGAGTTGACCCTAAGACTGGCGAAAAGTATAATATACTTTTTCCAAAAGAAACAATCGAATTAGCACAAAGACAATTTCATATTAATGGAAATCAAAGTAAGTCTAATTTAGAACATACCGATATTAAACTCGAGGGGGTTACGGTTGTTGAAAGCTGGTTAAAAGAGTTTGATAATGACAAGTCAACAAACTACGGTTTTGATTTACCAATAGGCACTTGGTTTGTTACTATGAAAGTTGATAATGAAGAAGTGAAAGAAAAAATAAAAAGCGGTGCTATAAAAGGCATTTCTATTGAGGGCGAATTTAATATTAACACAAATAAAATGAGTAAAGAAAATGAATTTTTAAAATCACTCAAAGCACTTTTCACAAAAGAAGAAGTTGTTGAGTTGGCGGAAGAAACTCCAGCGGTTGTTGAAGAAACTCCAGCCGAAGTAGAAACTAAGTTAGCTTCTTTGGAAGTTGGCTCAACTGTTCCTGATGGAACTTTTAGCGCAGAAGATGGGACTGTATTTACAGTTACCGATGGTACTATTTCAGAAATTATTATGCCAGAAGCTCCAGAAGAGGAAAAAGTAGAAGTTGATATGGCTACGGAATTATCAAAGATTAAAGAAGAATTGAAATTATCTTTTGATGCACAAATCGAAGCTATCAAAAAAGAATTTCACGATAAGGAAGTTGCTACAATCGAGCTAAAAGCCGAAACAAAAGCAAAACCAAATTTTGAAATTAAAGAACCAAAAACATTTAGAGAGAAAATTTTTAACGAACTAATAAATAAATAAAAAAATGCCAACAACAGTATCAGTAACATCAAACTATGCAGGAAGAGACGCAGGTGGTTTTTTCCTAAAAACATTTAAACAAATCGGTGCTATCCAAAATGGAGCAGTTACCATTTATGATAATGTAAATTATGAACTATGGTTAAAAAAATTAGCCACAACAAATGGACGCAGAGCTTATACTTGCGGTCACACTCCAGGCGGTTCAATTACTTTAACCGAGAAACTTTTAGCTCCTAAAAAATTCAAAGATGATTGGGATATCTGTAAAGAAGATTTTAGAGCAGAATGGGGTGAATTGTCAATGGGTGCATCAGCTCACAATAGAACAATGAACAAAGAAATCTTAGATGCAATTATTGCTAATAAGTTAGCAAACAATGTAGAGGATTTTAATTCATTAATTTGGAGCGGAGACAGTACAACTACATCTCAATTTGATGGTTTCTTGAAATTATTCTTAGCCGATGACGATGTAATCGACGTTGATTTAGATACAGTAACGGAAGCTAACGTAGAAGCTCAAATCAAATTAGCTTTGGCTGCGGTGCCTATTGCTTTGAGAGGTAACAATAATTTGAAAGTATCAGTTTCTCCTGATATTGCTCAATTTTATAACTTCTTTTTAGCATCAAAAGGAATTGCAAACGGATTAGGTGGAAACGCAAACACTTCATTAGTGTTCGGTAACTATACTTTAGTAGTAGATTTAGGTTTACCAGCAAACACAATAGTAGTTGCAGACCCTAAAAATTTAGCTTTTGGAACAGGCGCAATGGCTGACCACAATACTATTGACGTAGTAGATGAAGATAGTATCGGTTTACTTACTGGTAAAGTAAGAGGAACAATGGTTTACAATGCTGGTGTACAGTACGCTTATGGTGCTGAAATCGTTTGGGCTCGTCCAATCGCTTAACCCTTTAAAAATATAAAATTATGGCTTGTGATTTAGCAAAAGGCAGAAAACTGCCATGTAAAGACCAAAAGGGCGGAATTAAAAATCTATACTTTGCAAACTACGATGCTTATGGTATCGTAGTTGCAAATGATGTAGTGACTGGCTTAGGAACTTTGGCAGACGTATTTAAGTGGGAATTGAAAGGCACAGCCAACACTTCCACTCAAACAATGACAGGGTCACGAGATAATGGTACTACATTTTTCAGCCAAGTTGTAGCGGGTACACTTCCACAATTAACACCAGAAGCTCAAAATGAATTGACGTTAATGGCTTATGGCAGACCGATAGTATTTGTTGAAGATTACAATGGTAACATTACTATTGTAGGATTAGAGAACGGAGCGGAGTTGACTGGTGGAACAGTTGTAACAGGTGGCGCAAGTGGTGACTTAACAGGATTTACAATCGAGTTAACAGCAGAAGAAAAAAGAGGCGCACCATTTTTAAACAGCGCAATGAAAACAGCTTTATATGCTTTAGTAGTTGATAGTTATGTAGGTGAGGTTTAAATTTAATATGTTTTGTTTTAAAAACACTCCAATCGGGGTGTTTTTTTTTGGCAAAAAATAAAAGATTTTCGTTATAAGAGTATGCAAGTGTTCAAACCATCAAACGAAAGTCATATTTTAAAGATAATTCCACGCTATAAAGTAGAGGAATGTACAGTAAATATACGCCACGAGCTTACCGATGTGCTTACAACACTCGAAAATAAAGCGGTTTTTTGCGAAAACGGGTACTCAATTATACCTTTTGACTACCAATTTAAAGAGGGTGGCTCATATCACATCGAAATAATAAGCGATATTCTAACTATTTGGAGAGGTAAAGCATACGCTACTAATGAAACAGACATCGAAAATTACAAATTACTATGAATAAAGTAGAAATATTTAAACTCGAAAGTTATGTCAGACCCGATATTGTAGAAAAATATGGTACTGATTGGGTTTTAAACGGATATAATAACGAGTTTTTTCAATACATTATTGACCGATATAATGGAAGTCCAACAAACTCCGCTGTAATTGATGCGTATAGTCAAATGATTTACGGCTTAGGATTGAACATTCAAATCCCTTTACTTCCAAAAAAAGAAGTAAGACGCATTGTAAAGGATTTTGAAATGTTTGGTATGGCTTCATTTGAGGTTATGTACTTACAAAATGCGCCTGTTAAAATAGTCCACGTGCCAACCGAAAAGATAGCACCCGAAAAGGCAAATGATGAAGGTAACATTACAGGATATTTCTATTCGTATGATTGGAATAATCAAATGAAGTATCCGCCAAAAAGAATGGATGCTTTTGGTTATGGCAAAGGTGCAAAGCGTAGCGAAATATTTGTTATTAAAGATTATCAAGTAGGGCAGTTCTATTTTTCAAATCCAAGTTATTTATCGGCTTTACCTTATGCAGAATTAGAAGAAGAAATAGCAAACTTTTGTATCAATTATGTTAAGAATAAATTTTCAGTAGGCACGATTATAAATGTAAACAATGGCATTCCAGAAAGTGAAGAAGAACGAGGCAAAATAAGTCGACAATATAAAAGTACTGCAACAGGAACAGATAACGCTGGGGCGGTTGTAATTGCATTTAACGATAACAAAGAAAATGCAACGACAGTAGAGCAAATCCAAATAGTTGATGGTTATCAGCAATACGAGTTTGTTTCAAAACACGCTCAAGATAATATTTGTACTGCTCACAAATTAGTAAGCAAGTCTATGATAGGTATTTCAACAGGGAGCGGATTTAGTTCGACTGCCGATGAAATCCAAATGGCTTTTGATGAAAGTATGATGAACGTTATCCAACCAAAACAGGAAATAATTTTAGATGCGTTTCAACAAATTGCATCGATGGTGGGTGTTCAAACTAATTTAGAGTTTTTGAGTTTACGACCAAAAGTTGAGGCAGTACAGCCAAGCGAACAGTTATCTTTATCAGCTCAATTATTAATCGACTTAGGTGAAGATATAGACATCGATGGTTACGAATTAGAAAGCGTTAAACCAGTTGATTATGCTGAAGAAGATGCAATTAAATTAGCCACAAGTACAGGTGTAGCTTTTCCAAATAGAAAATCAATTTACGATACTGAATATAATTTGGTGCGTTACCGATACGCTGGGAATATTGCACCCGAGAGAGAATTTTGTGTAAAGATGATGAAAGCTAATAAGATTTACAGACGTGAGGACATTGAAGCGATGGGAAGCGTAGTTGTTAACCCCGGCTTTGGAATGCACCCCAACCCTGATAATCCTTATTCAATTTGGTTATACAAAGGTGGTGGATTATTAAGCGCAAACCATCCTGGTGGAACTTGTAAGCACTATTGGGAAAAATTAATTTTCAGAAAAAAAGATATTAAAGTAGATACAAAATCACCAATCGCTATTGATGATGCTAAAAAATTACCAGCATCAGGAATAGCGGGGCAAACACCACACTCGAGATGATAATACTTTTAAACGATAACGATATTACAAAGAATACCTTATTAGGTGGGAATATTGACGTTGACAAATTACGTCAATGTACACTTGACGCACAAGCCACAAGGTTGGAAGAATTATTAGGTGAAACTTTGTACGCTAAAATAGAAACTGACTTTGAGAATGACGATTTAAGCGGACTTTATCTAACTTTGTACAATGACTATATTAAACCTTTTTTAATCCGACAGAGCGCAACAGAATATCTTAAAATCGGTGCTTTTGCAATAGGTAACAATGGTATTACAATGCCAACACCAGCCAATACAACTGCACCAAGTGAAAAGATGCTATCAACTTTAACAAATGAAATGCGATTGAAAGCTGATATGTACGCTGAGAGAATGAAAAAATGGCTTTGCAAAAATGATTTACCCGAGTATGTAAGCAGTTCAGATAATATAGTCAATCCACAAAGAGCGAGTAATAGCGGTTGGTATATGCCAAGCCAAGTAATAACCGAAGATGAATACGTATTATGGCAAATGAGAAGAAACCGAATGTAAAAGAGGTTAAAAACAGTAAATTATTAGAAGTTTATTTAAAAAAACAAGAGCAAGATGATAGGCAAATTGAACATACAAGCGTTAAGGGGCGACACATTTAATGAATATCCTTTTGAGATATTAATTGATAACGTGGCTTTGAATTTAACGGGAGCGGTTATCAAAATGGATATTAAAAAAGATGCCTGTTCACTTCCTGCCTTGACTTTAACAAGTGTTGCAAGTGCTGGAATAACCATAACCAATGCGGTTAATGGACAGTTTAAAATTAACGAGCAAATTATTTCTATTCCTGCAGGAAATTATCAATACGACATTCAAATCACTTTATCAGATAATACTGTTAACACTTGGGTTGGTGGTTTATTTCAAGTCATTAATACCATTACGCAATGAGTACAATAATAGACATAAACGTAACACCGACCATTCAAGAAGTAACGATTAATACAGTTGATAATATAACTGTAATTAATGTCAATACTCAAAGCGGGGGCGGTTCGCAAAACCTTCAACAAGTAACGGATGAAGGTAATGAAACTACCCAACACATAAAAGTAAAAATTATTGATGAAACTGATGAGTATATAAGTGAAATTACTCCAAATTATATAGAAGTTAGCAAGAGAGATATTGCTTCATCTGATATTATTAGAAATGCTTTTGATGTAAATTCCATAACAAGATTTAATACTTTAGAGGGTAGTTATTCAATAAACCTTACACAAGCTTCTGATGCAGTACCAACTTTAGTACAAAGAGTTTTAAAAGCTCCAATATTAACAGCAGATGCTATTATTGCAACTACTGACGATATTCCAACCATCGATGCAACCCCTACCGATGGCAGTAGCAATGCAGTAAGTAGTAATGGTGTGTTTGATGCTTTGGCTACTAAAGAACCAACAATTACAGCAGGGACAACAGGACAATATTATAGAGGTGACAAAACCTTTCAAACTTTAGACAAATCAGCAGTTGGATTAGGTAACGTTGATAACACAAGCGATGCGAATAAGCCAGTTTCAACCGCTACTCAAACAGCATTAAATTTAAAGCAAAACAGTTTAGGTTTTACTCCAGAAGATAGCGCAAACAAATCCACTTCAACGAGTGACAGCGCAAGTAGTGTAAAGTTTCCTGTTTGGAGTGTAATTTTATCTTACTTTGATGTTACACGAATAAAAACCATTTTAGGAATTACAACTTTAAGTGGAAATAATACAGGCGATGATGCAACAAATAGTCAATACAGTGGATTAGCAACTTCCAAACAAGATACTTTAGTAAGTGGCACAAACATTAAAACAATAAACGGAAATAGCATTTTAGGAAGTGGCGATATAGTAATATCGGGCAGTGGCATTACAGCAGAAGAAGCAATAGGGTACTCATTAATTTTTGGATAAAAAGAATAAAATATGAAATCATTTATAACACCAAATTACATTTTTACTCCCGGAATTTCTGGAGTTGGAACTATCAATTTATTAGGTATTCAAAATTTTGATATTAAAAGATTGGTAGCAATTATCAATATCAATAGCAATGTCATTATTTACAATGTAGCAAATCCATTAACAGGATTTACAGCGGTTAATAATACCATTATTACATTAGATTATAACACAAGTGCAATGTCATCAAATGATTTATTACAAGTCATTTATGATAATGATGATGCTATAACTAATAATGAGCTAATTCAAGCTATACAAGCTATGAGAATGGGTATTCAATCGCTTAATAGAACTATTGGATTAGCGCAAGTAAACCCTGTAAATGGTAATTTGTTTGTTGATGGGTCAAGGGTAACTCAACCCGTATCGGGCAGTTTATCAACAGTATCAACAGTAACGACAGTAACTAATATGGCGCAATTAGGAGGGCAAAATGCTAACTCAGCAATTATATCACTTGAAAGAAACACAGCAGATAATTTAAGAAGAAATATAAACGTAACATAACATAACAATGGCAACAACAAACGGGAATAGAAAATTATTAGATTTAAAAAGATGGGAGCAATTAACACCAGCACCAGTAGCAACAGTAGCAGGTTCATTTATTGCTTCATCAAGACACTTTAGACAGCAACAGTTGTATGTTCAATCCCTAACGGTTGCATATCTTTACAGTCCTTTAGAGGATGGGTGGATTCAACTTCCATCTCCATCACTTGCGGGTACATTAGCAGCAGGTGCATCAGGTGTAGCAAGTTCATTTGGAGCAGGGACAGCAGTAGCTTCATCATTAACTGCAACGGGTGGAACGACATCTACTATTATAACCAATCAGACTTTGGCTCGTTCTTTAGCAGGTTATTCTGTTCATATCTTATCAGGACCAAACGCAGGTGTAACGCTTCCAATAGTTAGTAATACAGTAGGAGCAAACGCAACTATCACAGTAGCAACACAAGCATCAGCATTTACATCGTCAACAGTTTACAGACTTTGTACGCCTGTTTGGTATGTTGTAGGTTCGGGAACAATCGCATCGGGTTCATTTAAAAAATATGACTTTGCTACAAACACTTGGGTAACTCTTCAACATACAGGATTACCAGCTTCACTTGCATCAGACGGAAAATTGATAAGCACACCAAGTTGGTTAAATACCGATTATAAAGCGTTTGCAACAGGAACAGCAACGGCAGGAGGCGCGTCAACCCTTACTAATATCGGTAAAGCGTGGGCAACAAATCAATGGGCAAATAGTCAAGTTAGAATTGTATCGGGGACTGGCGCAGGACAAATTAGAACTATTGCATCAAACACAGCAACGGTTCTAACAACAAGTGTAGCTTGGACTACTCAGCCCGATGTAACGTCTGTTTATTCTATCGAGGGTAATGATGATTTTCTTTATTATATGGGTAACAACGCAGTTACAATGTATCGCTATTCAATTTCAGCTAATACTTGGAGTACATTAGCACCAACGTCGGCAAGAGCAGGCGCACCTATCGCTGGTATGTCAGCTCATTGGGTATATGGTGTTACAAATAGTGCGTGGACTGCCGAAAATGCAATCATTAACGGACAAAGGATTTACTCATTTAGAGGGAATGGTGCGGTGCTTGATTACTACGATATTGCTTTGAACACTTGGGTGTCGGGGGTGCTTTATTCTCCCGCAGTTGAGGCATTTGGTACAGGAAGTAAGTACACTTACATAGGTGATAAATTATACATACAAATCAACAACAATAATCGTTGGTTTGAGTACGATATTGCTGGTCAAAATATGATGGGTTGGACAACAATGCCAGTCGTGCAAGGTGCTGGTGTAGTAGGTGATACCGCTTTTGATGCATGCTACTACGATGGAGCAACAGAAATACACTATGTGTATATGCTAATCAACTCATCTACACTTATGTACCGACAAATGGTAATCTAACTTTAATACTTAAAAAAATGATACAGAAATTAATTAAGCAATGCGAAACAAGGTTAAACTACCTTAAAAGTTATCGAAATTCTAATATTGAGTTGGGGAACGATGAAATAGTAAACAAGGTAGATACTGAAATATTGGAAATAGAAGAAACTATTGAAAAATTGAAAACTATTTAATATGAAAACAATCTACCATCAATTTAGAAACGTAATGCACGTAGTGGGGTTTTTAACACTTGCATACAAAGGTTTAGGATTACTTGACTTGGACTTATGGACTTGGCAAAAGATAGTCTTAGGATTTGTACTAAGTGCGATTGGCTTCGGATTAGGTCACGGTTACGAGGGATTGCGTAATATATTTTTTGGTGACAAAGTAAGCAATTCAGACGGTAATTTATCTTGGATTGGATTTACTGCTGGGACTTTCTTAATTTTATTTATTCCAAACATAATTTTTATAAATACTCATTTATTCTATTTCTGTTTGAGTTTGTTTGTTTTGGATAATGTTTACGCTTTTAAAAATAAAAAATAATGGGTTGGTTGTTAGAAAATTGGGTTGCGCTTGTAAGTACTTTATCTATTCCAATAGCTTGGATATTTGGTGGAAAACAAGCTAAGAAAGTAGAATTGAAAAAAGGAGAAATTGAAGTACAAAAAGACCAAATTGATTTAGCAAAAAATACTCGTGAATTTCTTTTATTAAAAGAAGCTGATTTTAAAACCGAAAGAGAAGAATATAGAAAAGAATTAGAAACTATTAAAAATGAAGTAAAGTCTGAAAGGCAGTATTATCGGGAAAAAGTAAACGGATTAAGAAACTCCATTGATAATCTTCAAAACAAGTTTGACCAAATTTCTGTAAATTATGCTTTAGAAGTAGAGAGGTCAGACTCTTGGATGAAAAAATATTTTGAAATTGAAAAAGAAAATCAACAACTAAAAGAGCAAATTTCAAAAGTTGAAAAAAGATGTAAAGATTTAGAAGTACATATTAAAAAATTAGAAAAAGAATTGATTGAATATAAAAACTTGAATAAATGAGAAAAATAGATTACATAGTTATTCACTGCACGGCTACTCAGCCAAACGCAACGAAACAATCAATATTAAATCATTGGAAAAATACGCTTAAATGGAAAACAGTAGGGTATCATAGATTAATAGATGCAAATGGTGTTATTCACGAATTAGAGAAATACGAAAACCCTACAAACGGAGTAAAAGGTTTTAATGCTAATAGCATTCATTTCAGTTATATTGGTGGTGTAGATGCTTTGGGAAAAACAAAAGACACAAGAACTATCAAACAAAAAGAAAGTCTTGAACAGCTAATAAAACAAGCTAAACAACAATTTCCAAATGCTATTGTTCAAGGTCATAAAGATTTTAAAGGTGTTGTAAAAGCTTGTCCTTCATTTGATGCTAAATTTGAATATAAAAATTTATAAAATCCTTTCCCTTATCAATGAGGGAAACAAATGTTAAAAAATTTAAAACCAACACATTAAAGTACTTAAAAATGACAACAACACCAAACAGAAACGATAACATCATTATTATATTTATTATAGCAATAATTATAGTAGTTTGTTTAACTTCTTGCTCCAGCCGAAAAGTAAACAAATCAGAAACTAAAATAGAAACAGTTTCAGAAACTACCAAAGTAGATACTTCCAAGACTGTTACAAAAGTTGATATGAATACTAAAATAGTTGACAGTTCAACAAGTAATGAAATCGAGTACATTCCAATCGATAACACTTTACCTTTTATAGTAAATGGTCAAACGTTCAAAAACGTTAAAATAAAGCACTCAAAAAAGAAAAACAATATAATTGTTGACAAAACTAATAAAGTGTCGCAAATCGAACAGAAATACGTTAAACAAGGCACTAAAGATAAAACTTCTAAAACAGTTGAGGTGAAAGTAACGGAAAAGCAATCTTTCAATTTTTTGTGGTTGCTATTGCTTTTAATTCCAGCTTACTTTTACTTTAGAAAATACTTTGTTTAAAACTATCTTTCAAATCTTGGATTGTATATTTTTTTCTTTTGTCTTGGATTAAAATATTTTCCTTTGCCAACTTTTCATTAACAGCATCTCTTATAAACTTACTTACATTTACCTTATTTTTTCTAAGCTGATTTAACTGTTGTTTCTGAAAATCATCAGTTGTAAATGTTTGTATTTTGTCATATAATTTCATAGTTCACAAAGGAAAATATTATTTTTTATGCGTATATTACGTAGTTACCAGCAATGCCAGAACCGACACCGCTAAAACAACCGAAGTTGTGATTTAAAGTCATTAAAACGCTTTTCTTGTTTCTCATAATATTCAGGGTCTATTTCAAATCCTACAAAGTTGAACCCGCCTTTATACGCTGCAATTCTACTGCTTCCACTTCCTAAATGTGTATCTAAAATCAAATCGCCTTTATTAGCAAAATTCATTAATAACCATTCATATAGTGCAGTCGGTTTTTGTGTTGGATGTATTGTTTTTTGTTGCTTATTCCTTCCTCTTATTCCATCTGCTAAACCATTCCAAGCATAGTAAAAATATTTTGCTGGTTTATCAAATGATGTATAAGCTAATTCGCCAGCAGAATAACTATCAAAATTTACATCCTTATTCCAAAAAACAAAACCTTTGCATCCATTTTGCCATAAGTAAGGAAAGTAATTTGCACCCCAAATTATTTGATTTTTAGATACTCTTTTTAGTTCGTTAAAATATTCATCAGTTGGTATTGCACTATCCCAATTTTTGATTTTAGCTTCTCTAATCTTATTATCAAAACCAATCCCATAAGGCGGGTCAACTATTGCCAAATCGAAATGATTATCGTTAAAGCGTTTTAATGCCTTTGTGCAATCTTCCAAATAAACCTCCGAAGAAGGCACTGCTGGTAACACGTGCTTTGCAAAAGCGGGGGTTACCGTTTTCAAAGGAACATTCTCGTTAAATATATCATTCATCTTTCTAATTAAATTTAGTGGTTAAAAGCCCCGCCTTCGCAAAGCACCATACGTTACCAACAATGCTAAAATTCCAGTTCCAAACGAACTTTGCGAATTGAAGCATCGGTAAGTAACATATCCATTCTATTTTGTGTCAATATACAAGGAACTGTCCAAGTGTTTAAATCATAGTCGGCAAATTGCACTTGATATGTTACTTGCCTTCTTACTGCGTCCCTTAGAATTTCCTCTAATGAAAGCACAGTTGGTAACACAGTATAACCGCAATTGGCGGTGTTGTCTGTGGTTGTTGCTTTTGTGTCATTTCCCATCTTTATCTGTATTTTGAAAGTTATTACTATTTAATCCGCCAACTGACGGTTATACTCAAACGTTATCGGCAACCTTATCGAACGACATCTCCGTATGCCTTTTTGATAGCATTATTAAGTTCATTTTCCATAAGAATATATCCGTGCTTACCTTCTGCAATAAGTTGAGCGTTTAACTTGTGTATATCTCTTAAAGCGTTTTCACAAGCAATAAGTAATTCAGGTGCAGCGGCTATTAAATCAGCATCCGACCTTTCGTAAACGTGGTCTGTTACACATTCGCCATCGTCTGACCAATGTATTTCAAAACCTTTTACGCCATTAGTTTCTCGGTTATCTACTTTCCAACCGATTGTACCATCTTTAAATTTCCCTTTTGTAATCATTTTTTTATTTGTTTAATTGTTAATAATTCGTTTGAAAGAAGGGCAGCCGATAACAGCACATAAGCAAAAGCCCAAATTCCCTCGCACAAGCCAACGCTATTTGCGCCTTCGCTTATCTGCAAAACGTTAGCGGTCATTGCAGACCAACCAACAAATTAGCAATCATTGTTTCACGGACAATTCCATCAGATTCAGAAATTATCATTTGTTGCCTCCGTTCAATTTCAGCAATCAATGTATCTCTTGACCATTTTGCCCCAACCTGCAACGGCTCAAACCATCTACTATCTTCTACGTCATGATACTTTTCAAAGGCATATTCCTCAATATCCTTATCGGAAAGCAACGAACCGCTAACAGCACCTACCAAAAAGGCGGGGTTCTGTGTTTCATTGATATTTTCGTTTTCTAACATAATTTTATTTTTAAATTGATAATTTCGTTTTCTAAATCCCGCCCTTCTGGTAGCTGAAAAACGTTAGTGGCTATGTTGACAAACTCTCGGTTAAAGAGCCATCAATATCTAATCGACCACTATTCCAATAGTTGCCTAAACCAAACCACCATCCGTTTTTTGTTCTTGCAAATACTCCTTTTGGCTCATTTTTAAATTCAGTGCTTGTGAATTTAATAAAATAATCAGTTTTTTCAAATAACCAATCGCTTGGCAATCCTTCTTCTTCCCATAATTTTAACAATTCATTATTAGCTTTTTCAAATGGTATAATCTCGTCAATTGTAACTTGATACATTCTACTTTCTCTAATTTTTCCATCGTCAAAGCAATTATAAGTTTTTCCAATTTCGGGTAATCCTGAAACACAGCCACTAACATCGGCTTGGCAAGATTGGGGGTTTTGTTCTAAATTGTTCATTTATTCTATTTATTAAAGTTTGTAATTAATTTGAGCGATTGTGCTTTTAAGTCCCCAACCTCGCCAAGCCGAGAACCGTTGTGCGAGATGCTAGTATAAGTCTTCAGAAAATAATCTATTACCTCTGATTTGTGAAATATCTTTAACTTGATTTTCACGTAAAGCAATAATTAATGCTTCTTCACGAGTAACAAAATTATTTTTATTGGTTAAAAATCCTTGAATGCTTTCACCACTTTCTATTTCCCCATCATTCCAACCAGTAATTGAACATTTAGTGTAAATACATTGTGCATGTCGATAGCCGCAAAAAACCAATCCTCTATCGCAATTAGCTGGTAAAACATTGTAAGGAAATACTTTTTGCAGAATTATATTAGGATACCAAACTGCTGAACATATTATTTTTTCATTCATAATATAAAAATTTAATTGTTAATATTTAAAAGCACCATCGCACAACAGCGGTTACACGCTATTGCCACTCTTGGCTTGATTTAATGTTTGTTTTGTATTTGTTTTATTCATTGCTTAACCAAAACTTAATTTTGTATATTTGGCAAAATCGTGTAGCCACAAAACGTTATAACTCATTTTACCGAGTGCTAACAGATAGATTATTTCCTGTAATTACAATTTGTTCTTTTTTAGTTGAATTATATTTGTGCTTAAACAATAATCTTTCTGCATAATTAATTAATGCATTTAAATAATTTTTCCTATTGTACTCTTCGCTTGTCATATCGAATAGATTAATAAAAGATAATTTAAAACTTTCGCTTTCCCAATCTTCTTTTTTATTTTTTAAATTTACCATCAAAGTATTATAAGATAATTTTGATTTTTCTATAACACCATCAATAAAATTTTTAGCTCTTATTTCGTGTTCTTGTGCTTTTGAAATCATAATAAAAACGAGTTATAACAGCAATTACACGCTATTGCTACATTGTGATTAATTTAGTGATTGTTTTGTACCTTTCAATTCCGTGTTAAACTGAAAGATGGCTTTGTGTTTTTACGCAACAGACGTGTAGTTGCGAAACGTTACCAGTAATGTTATTTAGCAACATCGCTAAAAAAACTCGGACAAATAACTTGTATCATTTCTTTAGCATCATTTTGCATTTTAGTTCCTTTCACGGAAATCCATAAAGCATTTGACAAGTAAGACAAATAATCAACGCTACCTGTTGAAAGCGGACTATTTAAACTTTGAAATTCGTGATTAAGATTAAACATCTTTCCTTCTTTTGTCTTATTAAACTTCAATAACCAGTTTTCGTGAGAAACACTACTGGTAACATCGGTTTTGGGTTCAGCTTTTTCGCTTGGGTTAATTTCTTTAGTCATTTTGTGTTTGTTTTTTAATTGTTAATCCGAAAATTGGTTTTGTACTTTCACAAGCCGAAACCAAAGCCGAGAACCGTTGTGCGAGATGCTAGGAAACCGCATCAGAAACGACTAATTCTTATCAAAAAATAGCACCACATTTGCAGTATTTCTTTTCTGATTGTATTGAATTTTGCATCCAACTATCTCCATTGCAAGTAGGGCAATTTAAACATGAAACAGTGTTTTGTTGTAAAGTTTCATTTACAATATCAGAAACAACTAATTCTTCTCCAGTTAGAGCAAAATAAAGGTTTTGAAGTTGGTGAACGTATTTAATATGACCGTTTTTAAAAGCATAATACTTACCATCTTGAACCAAATCGCATTCAGCACTATTCCAATTAAAAAATCCTATTTTTGCCCTTGTTGGTATTTTAATTTCTGCCCAATCACCATTTTTTTTAAACCCAAACTTAACCAGCCATTCCTCTGTTAGTGGGATTGGATTAAAAATTCTTAATGCAAAACAGCCAAAGGTATCTGTTTTATCATTATTAAAAATCCTAATTGTACTGTCTGAATGAATAGATGAAACTTCGCATATTTCATTATTTTTATCTATTAAATTCCCAATTCTTAATTCTTTTGCAGTCATAATTTTTTATTTATAAGTTAATATTTAAAAGCACCATCGCACAACAGCCGTTTGCATCAATGGCTTTGCTTGCGTAATGTTTGCAATGGCACAGGTTTTTAATTTAAAGTTTTGTTTATATTTGTAATCGTTTGTGTTTTAGGCACGCCACTAATGCAAGCGGGCGAAACGTTATAAGCAACCCTAAAAACCGCCTTCTTCGACAAATTCCTGAACTGACTTATCTGTATAACTTGCTAAATCATTTACGACATTTAACAGGTGGTTAATCATATCCTCCATTTCTTTTGGACTTGATTTAAAAATAGTTGTTTCAATTTCATCAACCTTTAATTCTACAAAGGCGTGTGTTCTTCTTACTTTAATTTCCATTTTGTTATTTATTTAATTGTTAATAATCATTCAATAAGGGCAGCTTATAACAGCACATACACGCTATTTTCCCTCCCTCAATCCAACGCTCACAGCGTGTATCTGCAAAACGTTAG